GGAATTGAGTATTGGCGTGCCGGATTATCAGCACGCAGCTGAATCTACTGGCGCAGAGGCAGAGGTGGCTTGAGAATCAGGGCGTTGTAATTTCTGCGTGATTTCTGCGAGAAGACTGCGAAATATCGCAGTCTGATATGCGAGGAAATAGGAGCACTTCAACGAAAGGAGTGCTCCAAATGCAAAACCAAGTCCCCTCTGTTCAATCCGGCCGGAAACTTTCCCGGCATCTTCCGGACGGTGCCACGCGCATCGCCCTCGACGAAAACGAGCTCGCCGCCCGCTGGGGGCTCTCCGTCAAAACCCTGCGCCGTTGGCGGCAGGAACAGCTCGGCCCCGTTTTCTGCAAGCTCGGGGCGCGCGTCACCTACCTGATCTCCGAAATCGAAGCCTTCGAGCGCCGCGTCTCGCGCTACTCGACCTTCGCTCGGGCATACCAGTGAGGAGGACGGCCATGAGCGATCTGACCATCTTCCCCGTCGACATCGCCGAGATGTCCGTGAGCCAATTGGCCGCGCTGCCGCCCGAGCAGAAGCGCGAGGTCGACAAGAACCTCGACGCCGCCATTGACTGGCTCAAGAAGGCACGTACCAAGTTCGACGCGGCGCTGGAGCAGTGCTACGGCGAGCAGGCACGCGCCGCGCTGCGTGAATCCGGCCGTGACTTCGGCACCGCCCACATCAGCGACGGCCCGCTGCACATCAAGTTCGAGCTGCCCAAGAAGGTGAGCTGGAACCAGAAGCAGTTGGGCGAAATTGCCGAGCGCATCGTGGCCTCGGGCGAGAAGGTCGAGGGCTACCTCGACGTCAAGCTCTCAGTGTCCGAGTCCCGGTACATCAACTGGCCGCCTGCGTTGCAGCAGCAGTTCGCGGCCGCCCGCACGGTCGATTCCGGCAAGCCGTCCTTCACCCTGAGCACCGATGGGGGTGAGGCATGAAGAGGCTCCCCATCGTGTCCGCCGTTGAGCGCATGGCCGAGCGCAAGGGCGTGAAGCTGCTGATGCTGGGCAAGTCCGGCATCGGCAAGACGTCCCGGCTCAAAGACCTCGACCCCGCCACCACGCTGTTCCTTGACATCGAGGCAGGCGACTTGGCTGTCGCCGACTGGCCGGGCGACACCATCCGCCCGGCGTCCTGGCCCGAGAGCCGCGACTTCTTCGTGTTCCTCGCAGGCCCCGACAAGTCGCTACCGCCGGAAAGCGCGTTCTCGCAGGCGCACTACGACCACGTCATCGAGAAGTTCGGCGATGCGACGCAGCTTGGTCGCTACCAGACCTTCTTCCTCGACTCAATCACGCAACTGTCTCGCCAGTGCTTTGCGTGGTGCAAGACGCAGCCCGGCGCGGTCAGTGATCGCTCTGGAAAGCCCGATCTGCGCGCGGCCTACGGGCTGCTCGGCCAGGAAATGATCGGTGCGTTGACCCACCTGCAACACGCCCGTGGCAAAAACGTGGTGTTCGTGGCGATCCTCGATGAGCGACTGGATGACTTCAACCGCAAGGTGTTCGTCCCGCAGATCGAAGGCAGCAAGACCAGCCTGGAGCTGCCCGGCATCGTCGATGAGGTCGTGACGCTGGCCGAGATCAAGGCCGAGGACGGTAGCTCCTACCGCGCCTTCGTCACGCACACCGTCAATCCCTACGGCTTCCCGGCCAAAGACCGCAGCGGTCGCCTCGACCTGCTGGAGCCGCCGCATCTCGGCGCGCTGATCGCCAAGTGCGCGGGCGCAATCCCCACGCCCGCCAGCGCCGCCAACCCCACACACATCGAATCTCAGGAGTAATCGCAATGACCGCATGGAATGACTTCAACGACGCCGACTCTCAGCAATCCGGCTTCGATCTGATCCCCAAGGGCACCGTCGTGCCGGTGCGCATGACCATCAAGCCGGGTGGCTATGACGACCCCGAGCAAGGCTGGGGTGGCGGCTACGCCACCGAGTCCTTCGAAACCGGTTCCATCTATCTGGCCGCCGAGTTTGTGGTCACCGCTGGCGACCATGCCAAGCGCAAGATGTGGAGCAACGTCGGCCTGCTCTCCAAGAAAGGCCCGACCTGGGGCCAGATGGGGCGCAGCTTCATCCGCGCCGCGCTCAACAGCGCCCGCAACGTCCACCCGCATGACAACAGCCCGCAGGCCGCTGCCGCGCGCCGCATCAATGGCTTCGCGGAACTGGACGGCCTGGAGTTCTTAGCGCGCGTCGACATCGAGAAGGACGCCAAGGGCCAAGACCGCAACGTGGTCAAGCTGGCAGTCGAGCCCGACCATCCCGACTACGCCAAGTTGAAGGGCGTGCCGCCGAAGGGCAGTCCGGGCGGTGGCAACTCCGGCGCTCCGGCCCAGGCGGCTCCCGCCTACGCAGCTCCCACCCCGCAACGCGCGCCAGTGACGGGCAAGCCGTCCTGGGCTCAGTGAGGAGGCGGCCATGAATACAACCGTCCTCACTGCCAGCCACTACGGCGTCGTGCGCTTCGGCGATCTGCAATGCGAGGCCGTCGTCCTCAAGGGCGGCGAGCGTGGCTACGTTCGTCGCCAACTGGCCAAGCTGCTGGGTTTTCACGAGACGCACAAGGGTGGCCGATTTGCCCGGTTCTTGGCCGACTTCGTGCCTAACTCCCTGTCGGCATTGGAGAAAACTCGTGAGCCGATTCTGTTGCCATCAGGTCGGCAGGCGCAGCTTTTCCCGGCAGGGATCATTGCGGACGTCGCGTCGGCGGTGGTGAGCGCCGCCATCAGCGGCACGCTGCACAAGGCCCGCCAGGGCATCGTGCCCAACTGCATGAAGATCATGCGCGCGCTGGCGACCACCGGCGAGGTCGCGCTGATCGACGAGGCGACGGGCTACCAGTACCACCGCGCGCCTGACGCGCTGCAGGAACTGATCTCCAAGCTGCTGCGCCAGTCGTGCTCTTCGTGGGAGCGCCGCTTCCACCCGGACTATTACCGCGCCCTCTACCGGCTGTTCGGCTGGAAGTACCAGGGCCACGACCAGAACCCGCCCCACGTTGTCGGCCAGATCACGCAGCGCTGGGTCTATGGGCCGGTGCTGCCCGCCACGCTGATCGACGAGATCCGCGCTCGCAAGGGCATCTCGCAGAAGCACCACCAGTGGCTGTCCGATCAGGGCCTCGCCCGTCTGGAAACGCAAATTCACGCGGTCACCGCCATTGCGCGCAGCTCGACCTGCTACCGCGACTTCGACCGCCGCTGCGAAGCCGCCTTCGCTGGCGGCTCGCTGCAGTTGGCGCTGCTGGCCGAAGACTTTGAGGAGGGGGCGTGAAATGCTGGGTCTGCAAACGACAGGCCCGGGGATTCGGTCACACCGACAACCGACACGGTGTCGGCGATCCTCGGCGCTACCCCATCGACTGGGTGTTCTGCTCGCAGCGCTGCCAGACCGCGTTCCACGCGATGTACGGCAACTGGCTGCGCGCCAAGGATGGTCGCAGCGACATCAAGGGGGTCGCCATGATCGATCCCTCTGATATCGAGCTGGCCGCGATGCGCAAGTGCCTCAAGTCCTTTGGCGAGGCGGCAGGCGAGATCGGCTTTACCAAGCCGCTGGGCAACTACTCCGAAGTCGAGGCGCTGCAGGTGATCGACGCCATCGTCACTTGCTACACCGAGGCGATGGTTGAGCACCACGAGGCGAGCAAGTACCCGCCCGTGCGCGGCATGCCACCGACGCCCGATCCCATGACTCCGAGTTCAGCCAATCCGTTCGCGGATCTGGAGGACGACCTGCCTTGGGAAGAACCGAAGGGGAAGAAGCCATGATGGACTTCAACTCCACTTCGAGCATCTCGGGCCAGATCACTGCGCTGGTCGACGCCGGGATGCAGCGGGCGCGAGCCCAGAAGTCCGAGCGCCAGTACCTTGGTGCCTCGCGGTTGGGCGCTGCCTGCGAGCGTGCGCTGCAGTTTGAGTACGCCAAGGCTCCCGTCGATCACGGCCGGGACACCCCGGGCCGGATGCTGCGCATCTTCGAGCGCGGCCACGTCATGGAGGACTGCATGGTCGCGTGGCTGCGCGACGCCGGTTTCGACTTGCGTACCCGCAGGGCCGATGGCGAGCAGTTTGGCTTCTCCGTGGCTGATGGCCGTCTGCAGGGCCACATCGACGGTGTCATCGTCGATGGCCCGGAGGGCTTTGCCTACCCGGCGCTCTGGGAAAACAAGTGCCTCGGCATGAAGTCCTGGCGCGAGCTGGAGAAGAACCGGCTCGCCGTGGCCAAGCCCGTCTACGCCGCGCAAGTGGCGATCTACCAAGCCTATCTCGAATTGCACGAGCACCCGGCGATCTTCACGGCGCTCAACGCCGACACGATGGAGATCTACACCGAGGCCGTGCCCTTTGACGCAGCCCTGGCCCAGCGAATGTCGGATCGGGCGGTGAAGGTCATCACGGCGACCGAAGCGGGAGATCTCCTGCCGCGTGCCTTCAATGACCCGACCCACTTCGAGTGCCGGATGTGCGCGTGGCAAGACCGCTGCTGGAGAACACAAGCATGACCGACAACAACACCCCGGCCACCGGCATCGAGCCGATGATCGATGCCAAGCAGGCGGCCGCCGCGTTGCGCCTGCCGTACTACTGGTTCGCCGACCACGCGATGCGCACCAAGTACCGGATTCCGCACTACCTGATAGGTGGTCTGGTGCGCTACCGGCTGTCCGAACTCTCTGCGTGGGCCACGCGTACCACCGCCGTTCAGGGCCGTGATTCCCAAGATGCGGACGCACCTGTCGAGGGAGCCGAATGATCGACTTCAACGACACCACCCAACCTGCGGAGCACAACAGGGAATCTGAACGAGACGAGATTCGCGCCGACTTGCTTGCGCGTCTGGAGTCGGTGCTGACCACGATGTTCCCGGCAGGCAAGAAGCGCCGTGGAAAATTCCTGATCGGCGACATGCTCGGCAGTCCAGGTGACAGCCTCGAGGTGGTGCTCGAAGGTGAGAAAGCCGGTCTGTGGACGGATCGTGCCACCGGCGATGGCGGCGACATCTTCGCCCTGATCGCGGCCTATCTCGGTGCGAACGTCCACACCGATTTCCCTCGCGTGCTGGATGAAGCTGCCGATCTGCTCGGGCGGTCGCGGTCGGTGCCAGTGCGCAAGGCGAAGAAGGAAGCGCCGGTCGACGACCTCGGCCCGGCCACGGCGAAGTGGGACTACTTCGATGCCGGTGGCAAGCTGATCGCCGTCGTCTACCGCTATGACCCACCGGGAGGCAAGAAGGAATTCCGACCCTGGGACGCCAAGCGCCGCAAGATGGCCCCGCCTGAGCCGCGCCCGCTGTTCAACCAGCCGGGCATCGGTGCGGCCAGCCACGTCGTCCTGGTCGAGGGCGAGAAGTGCGCGCAGGCCTTGATCGCCAGCGGCGTGGTGGCCACCACGGCCATGCACGGTGCCAATGCCCCAGTCGACAAGACCGACTGGTCGCCACTGGCTGGCAAGACGGTGCTGATCTGGCCCGACCGCGATGCGCCGGGATGGGACTACGCCGACCGCGCGTCGCAGGCGATCTTGCAGGCAGGCGCGACCTCGGTCGCCATCCTCATGCCACCGGACGACAAGCCGGAGGGGTGGGACGCTGCAGATGCCATTCCCGAAGGCTTCGATGTCGGTGGCTTTCTGGCCGTCGGCGAGCGGATGCCAGTGATGCGCTCGGTCGAGGAAGCGCCTTCGCCAGACTTGCTGACGGGCATTGATTGGACGACCGAGGATGGCCTGTCCAGCGCTTTCACTCGCCGCTATGGCGAAGACTGGCGCTACTGTGCCCTGTGGGGCAAGTGGCTGGTCTGGACGGGTGTGCGCTGGAATCCCGATCAGGTGCTCTACGTGTCGCATCTTTCCAGGGGCATCTGCCGCAACGCCTCGCTGAAAGCGGACACGCCGAGGCTCAAGGGCAAGCTGGCCAGTTCGGCCACGATTTCGTCGGTTGAAAAGATCGCGCGCTCTGACCCGAAGCACGCATCCACCGCCGAGGAATGGGACGCCGATGTCTGGGCGTTGAACACCCCCGGTGGCGTGGTCGATCTGCGCACGGGCCGGATGCGCCCGCACCGACGCGACGACCGAATGACCAAGGTGACCACGGCCACGCCGCAGGGCAATCCGGACAGCGCCTGCCCTACGTGGCGAGCCTTCCTCGCGGATGTCACCGGTGGCGACGCCGATTTGATGGCCTACCTGCAGTTGATGGTTGGCTACTGCCTGACGGGCGTCACCAGCGAACACGCGCTGTTCTTCTTGTACGGCACGGGCGCGAACGGCAAGTCGGTGTTCGTCAACGTGCTGACCACCATCCTGGGCGACTACGCGGCCAACGCGCCGATGGACACGTTCATGGAGGCGCGCAATGACCGGCACCCCACCGATCTCGCCGGGCTGCGCGGGGCTCGATTCGTGTCATCCATCGAAACCGAGCAAGGGCGGCGCTGGAACGAGTCCAAGGTCAAGGCCATCACCGGTGGCGACAAGGTGTCCGCACGCTTCATGCGCCAGGACTTCTTCGAGTACCTGCCGCAGTTCAAGTTGGTGATCGCGGGCAATCACAAGCCGTCGATCCGCAATGTCGACGAGGCGATGAAGCGCCGACTTCACCTGATCCCGTTCACGGTGACGATCCCGCCCGAGCGCCGCGACGGCAGGCTGACCGAGAAGCTGCTCAAGGAACGCGATGGGATTCTGGCGTGGGCCGTCGAGGGCTGCAGCCGCTGGCAAAGCCAGGGCTTGAAGCCGCCCGCCAGCGTGGTGTCGGCGACCGAG